GGGTTATACATGTCAGGGCCTCTTAAATCGACGGCGCGCCAGTCCCCCGGAAGCCGCCCTGCGCTGCGTAGAGATCGAGTTGGCACTTCTGCAACTCGGTCAAATCCGACACTTTCAGCGTGCCCGCGGACACGGCGGCTACGATTTCCTGGATGGTAGTGTAAACCACTTTAGAAGTCCGCCGTCCACGACACGCCGACCGACTGCGCGGTCTGACCGGTCAACTGACAGGCGGAGCCGGCCGTCTGTCCGGTCGTCGTCAGGGCCACCGCGCCTGCAAGAGGCGAGTTCGCCGTCAGGTTGGTGGACGGTTGGGCCGCCGCCGAGATGGTCGTCTCGGTCGTTCCCGTGAGCACCTTGAACGTGGTCGAGGCGATCGTGCCGTAGGAGGCGTAGATCGGCGCGGCGTCCATCGGCACGGGGAACGTCTCGGTGACGAGGCAGACGGTCGAGGATTGCCCCTGACCGAAGCCCGGCAGGACCGTGTGCGCCGCCTGGTCGTAGATCAGGTAGAAGAACGTCTCCGCTTCCGCCTGCTCGAGCGCGGGGCTCTTGAACTCATAAGTGCTGGGGGTCGTCTGGTTCACCCCCATGACCTCGAGCTGGCCGCCGGTGAATGCGATGCCGTCCGTCGTTCCACCCGAAGTCGTGCCGGCTGGCGGGAAGCAGATCGCCACCGCGACCTCGGTCGTGCCGGTCGGGATCGAGATTGGCCCGGTCGAGATGCGGGTCCAGTTGGTCGCCGAGAGCGCAACCGCCTGAGACTGGACCTGACCGAACGCCTGACCAACGCTGGTCTGCCCCGCTCCGGCGTTGTTCGCGCCGTAGACGGCGACGGTCGTCCACGCCGGATAGGCCGGGGTATAATTGAGAACATCGGTCGTACCGCCCGTGGACGGGATCACCGTGCCGGTCCCAGCGATCGCCTGTGCGTAAGTCGGCGCAACGGTGAACGCGGTGCCCGAGTTCAGGAGGTTGGTCGAGACATAGTAGGTCGCGCCCTGCGTAAACCCGGTTGGGATGGTGGCGGCAGTGATGGTGATCGGCTGGCCGGCGACAACGGAGGTCGCGTTGGTGATCAGGCCGGTCGAGGTCGAGATGGTGAACGACGACGCCTTGGTCGAAGTCGCCATGCCCTTCGCGCCACGAAGACCGAAGCCACCCGCCGTGTCGGTTCCGGTGATGACTTCGAGGAAAGCAAGGTTGCCGTTGTCGGCGGAGAGCCCGGCGAGCGCTTCGGCGTAAACCGAGAAGTTGACCACCTGCCCGGCGATCGCGGTCGACTTGTAGGTGTTGAGTTCCTGGAACGTGCATTGCGGGGCGAGCAGCGCGCCGGAAGTCCGATATTGCTGCGACTCGTTGATGAACCCAACCGGGGGCGTCGGAGTCGCCGTGGCGACCAGCATGCTCCCCGCCCCCGTGGTGATGTTCACGTCGCAAAGCCAGCGGTCCGCGCCATACGCCTTGCCCGCAGTCATGCCGGACGTGGTGGTCGTGCCGCAAGTAATCGCGGATGTCGCCGCCCGCTGATCAACCCACATATCCCCGTTGTCGAGAAGATTGCGGCCCGTGATGAAGGATCCCATCGAGCCGGGGGTGATGTTCGAGTTGATCGAGTTGATCAGCCCATTAAGAACGCCTTGCCCGTTGGTCGGGTCCCACTGCGTCAGGAGGGGAACGCTCGCCGCGTAAATCCCGGTGCAAGTCAGGATACCGGCGACGGCGAGCACAGCGAGCTTCTTGAACATTTTCACCCTCATGAGGTTCGCGGGATAATACAGCGGATTTGAAACTTGACAAGACGCATTTTCATCAGAAGCGCGCCGAGCGGTAGCCAAGCACGCGCGCCCGGATATAGAGGTCTCCGATTTCAAAACCCCCGACGCTCGCCCCCGTGATCTCGATCGTCAGACGGTTGTAAACGACGGGGGAGTTGAAGTCGATCGGCCAGGCTGCCAGAGGGAGTATCGGCGTCAGGGGATAGGTGTAAACTTCCGAGTTGAGCGTCGCCCCTTCCTCGATCGCCGAGACCGTTATGGAGGTCAAGCCGTCGGGGTTGTTGGTCTTGATCTGCATCTCGGCGATCTCGGACTGCGCCATCTCCTGATTGTCATTGAGCACCGTCGTCTGGTAGGTCCACGACAGCGCGACGCTGTTCTCGGTGAAGGTCGAACTCAAGGTGGGGAACGCCTGCCCGATCCAGATCCCAACCGGCGCGGCTTCCGAGGCGATGACGAAGTTGTCCTGGTACACGTCGATCATCGTTGAAGGGAAGGTGTGCGGTCCATGCCATATCTTCCGGGTCGAGTCGAACCAGTATTCCTCCCATGTCGAGTTGTTCGAGTTGAGGACGCTGACCCGAAGGACCGAGCCGTTGCAGGCGGCGTTTACCCGGCTGGGGTTCGTGGGGTTAAGGAAGGGTACGACAACTCCCTGCCCCGCAACCCCGATAGGATCGGTGCAGTTCCCGTCCAAAGTAACCATTCGGTACCCGTCGTGGTCCAGGTAGAGGAGACCCTGCGGGTGTTCGGTGAGGCTTCTCGGGCTGATCGTCCCGCTGCCTCCGGGGACTTGATTGACGGTGAGGTCATTGGTCGTCGCGTCTCCCGTGATTTGGATGATGCCGTTCAAGCTCTTAAAGATGATCAGCGACTGGACAACGCCGCCGAGGAGGTTGGCCAGGCCGAGCGGCGCAGCCGCGGTCAGGGGCGTGTTGTCGCCGAATGACAGCGCCTGGTTGGCGTTGGTGCAATTCAGCGCGTAGACATCGGTGAAAATGACGCTTGGGATGCCCGACGCGGGGTTGATCCCGAACCACGACCGCCCATTGAACTGCCGCACCCACGAGGGGGTCGTGGTGAAATTGATGTAGCCGCCCGGGTTGGTGAGCGTAACAACCTCAGCCAGAAATCCGGTCCCCCCGCTACCGAGCGCGGACGTAGTGACAGTGGACACCGGAATGGAGAAGCCCGTGCCTGGGCCGAGCGGCCCCGTAGCGGTCACGGAGAGCACCGTATATGTACTACCATAAGGGAATTGGAGAACTTCGCCGACCACATAATCGTAACCCGGAGAGGTAAGAATTATGTTGGTCGCCATGCCGTTCGTAACGGTTACAGTAAACAACGCCCTTCTACCAACCCCGCTTGTACCGATCTGAGATTGATTTGTTAAAATAGCATTATAACCAGACGGACCCGCCCCGGGGTTACTAATATATATTCCAATTATAGCCCCGCCTGTGGGAACAGTTAATGTGTCCGACGCAGTGTACTCTATGCCATGATCGACCAGCGTCACCACTGTTACATCGCCGCCAGCAACGGTGATATTAGCTGTAGCTTGCGCCCCCGTTCCGCCAATTAAAGGTATGTTAGAATAAGTCCCGTTGGTATAACCTGACCCACGCGTTATAGAACCAAGTGCTGTTATGACCCCCCCGGACGCTACGATATCGTTAACCAGATACCCATTTCCACTGCCGCCGGTGGCGATATCTACGCTGACAACACTGCCGTTGACGACAACGATATTCGCCGTAGCTCCCGTGCCGGTACCCCCGTCCAACGCCACACCGATATAATATCCGCTGGTGTACCCCATCCCGGTATTTATTATGGCTGCGAAAGCTATTCCCGATCCAGTGACAGAGGACGCTAAGAAAACCGACCCCGTTCCGCCGCCTATCAATGTGTTATTAACTGATAGAGCGTCACCTATATTATAGCCGACTCCCCCATTGACTATGGTAACTGCCGACACAACGCCGCCAGCGACGGTGATATTAGCGGTCGCCCCCGATCCTGTGCCCCCTTGCAAGGGGATGTTGTTGTATGTCCCATTGGTGTAGCCGGAGCCGGGGAAGGCGACTGTTACCGCAACAAGCGGACTCACCAGAGTAAAATTGCCCGCGGACCAGACTGGCGCGGCGAGGTTGGAGATGTTGAGCGAGCCGAAGAAGTTCGTCACCCCATCGAAGCCAGGGTGTGTGAACACGACAATCGTCCCCATCACGTCCATCGTCGGCGGGGTCCAGTCGCCGGAGGTCGGTTGGGTCGCAGGGAGGTTGCTCGAACTTGGACCGGTGATGGCGACGAACGCGCCTGTGACCAGGTTCACCATGAAGGGGCGATCGAACCCTGGGAAGGCGCTGTCCGACACCAGGCCGATCAAAAAGCCGCCAACAACTTTGAACACCGGAACGCCGGTCGGAGCGGTGAAGCTCGATAGGTTGTTGAACAGGATGGACGCCGGCCGGGGGGTCCAGACGTTCTTCGTGCTGGGGAGAGGGATCAGGTTCTGAAGTGACGAACACGCGCCGGGAAAAGCGTCTTCCTCGGCGATCGCGTCAGAAAGGCCGGCGGGGGAGAAGCGGAGAGGCCGGGCGTTGCGAAGGGTCATGCATCAACACAAGACATAACTCGGGGTTCCTATCCTTATCATAGGGCCATAATAAACCCCCGGCATCTTCTCATCGTTACCAGGTTTGTTTCTGGAATAGTCTATGTAAACCCCGAACAAAGACAACCGCCATCCGACGCAATGGTGCGCTTCTCGGCCATACATGCCTGCCGCGACGTACTTCTTAAATCCTGTTGGGAAGTTCTTTTTGTGTTTGTATATCCACATGCTACCACCCGATCGTCTTCGTATTCCTCAACCGATCGAACGCCGGCCCGAACAGCCGCTTGTCCAGCGTCACCCGCTTGACCGTCTGCGCGTCGTCCCTGGTTGAGAGGTAGCGCCCGAGGATCGCGCTCGCCCCTTCGAACCCGCTCTTGGTATCCGTGCCGCCGAGGTACTTATCGGCCCGGTCATCGTTCGCCATGAGCATCATTTCGCCAGTCAGTCGGCGCTGGAGGTAGAGCTGGTTCGGGAACCACGGAATCACGGTCGAACTCTCAGGCGTGGTGATGTCCGCCATCTGCGAGTAATAGCGCGCCGTGACCGGGAAGGCCCCCGAGGGCGGCGGCCAGACGTACATGTTCGGCGGGCTCTGGGTCGCGATCCCCGAGTTATCCACAGCATAATACTCGGGATATTGCGACAGACCCGCCTGCTGAACGAACGAGTCAAACTCGGCTAGTGTCACCGGGACCATGATATAGGTGACGCCGAGGATGACGTAGTAAACATCATCCTTGTTTGACCGCAACCAGTTGGTCGGCAGGGGGATCGGCCCCGAACCAAGCGACGTATTGAAATTGAACTGGTAGGTCTGCCTGGTTACGTCGAGGTTATACGAGCAAAGCTCGCCCAGGATCATATTGAGCTTCTGCCCAGCCTGTGAAAGCCAGGAGGGGACCTTGGCTTCCTGACAGGAGAGAAGAATGAGCTGCTGGGCTTGCAGGGGCACCTAGGCCCCCATCTTGGCTTTCCACATGCCGACCTGGAGCTCAAGCTCCTCGATCTCCTGCTTCAGGACTTTGACGTTCGACTCGCAGCGGGTCACATCAGCCTGCAAGCGCGTCAGTTCCTGAGCCTGCTGTGGGGTGGGCTTGGGGTTTCGCCGCCCCTGCGCGAGACCGTCGTCATGCCAGCGCGTCTTGCTCTGCTCGAACACCTGCGTCGCCATGAAGTACCGCTCGGTCTCAGTCTCCAACCGCTGCTTCTTGAGTTGCAACAGGTTCTCGGTCGTCGGCAGGGTGGTCTTGGCGTTCTGGCGATCCGAGGCGCGCGAGAGCTTGTCGAACATCTCGTTGAACTCGGCGTCGGTGCAAGTCGACGAGATGTAGCTCTGAAGCACAACCCTGCGGTTCCCGTCCAGCTCATGCTGAAGGGTGATCGCGATCGCGGGGACCGTCTCGGCTTCGGTCTTGGTTTCTTGCGCGTTCAAAACTTCATCACCTGTCCGGTCGAGCCGTTGATCGTGGCGTAGGACGGTCCCCCCTTGGCGATCGCCTGCGCGGCTTCCTGCATCGCCTTCATCGGATCGCGATGCGTCGCCTCGTAGTGCTTCTTCGTCCGCCACATGATGTCTTGCAGCGCGTCGAACCGGCTCTTCTTCACCGTGTACTTCCGACCGTGCATGTAGTGCTTGCCGTCGAGAATGATCCGGTCGGCGTAAAGCGCCACGTCGATCTCGACTTCCTTCTCCTCCTCGTGCGCCTCGGGATGGAGTTCTTTCTCGATCCGCTTGGTCTCAGCCTCAAGAAACGCCTCCATCGCGCGGTCGCGCTCGGCGGCCTCGACGCGAGCGGCGGCCTTCTTGCGAAGCTCGTCCTTCGTCTCCTCGTCAAGCAGATCGAAGTTCGGCTCAGGCTCGAACTCCCGCGCCGGCGGTTCGTATTCGCGACCGGCCGGCTTGTTGAACAGAGGGGACTTCCGTCCGACTTTCGGGGAACGGACCATCACGGCGTACCCGCAGACGGGCCAGACCACCCGGTCGAGCCGGAGCCACTGATCGACCATCCTGACACGACGATCGGCCAACCGTTCGGGTCATAGGCCACATAGTCGCCGGGGAGGATCTTGATCGAACCCCGTCCCTGCGGAAGGTGAAGCAGCCCCTGGCCGCCTTGAAACTCAAACCCGCCGGGATAGATCGCCCCGTTCTGCACGCGCGTCCAAGCGGTGTTCACATAAACACCGTCCCACTTGATGTTGGCGCGCAGCGTCGCGGCGTCAGCGACCGACAGGTTGCCGTCCATGTGCAAGCCGCGAAGGGTCGTCGTCGTCGACGTACCCATTAAGGTCAGCGCCATCAATCACCCGAAGGTCGAGGAGAACGCGGAGGTCGACTCAATTCTACCGAAAAATTGAGTGTTTAAAAGGATCGTGCCATACATCACCTTCCAACCAACCACGCGTAATTGGTTGTGGGGGTCCGACTTGTCCGGCTTGTCCAGGTAGGTGTACTTGATCTCGTCCAGCACCACCTGCCCGTAAGCGCCACGACCGAAGATATAGGTCGGATAGACGGTGATGGTCGAAGCCGGCGCAGCAGGAGGAACCTGCGCGATCCCGGTCCCGGTGATGGTGACGCTGGTGTTGCCGGGAAGCTGAGTCGCCTGCCCGGTGAGCGGCCCGGTCGTCGGACCCAAGCTCGACAGGCCGAGGTTGCCCGGCGAGGTCGTGGTTCCGATGTAGGCGTTGAACGTGTACCCGGCGACATTCGGCGTCGTAAACGAGATCGACCCGTTCGGCCCCGTGACCGACATCGAGGTCGAGACCTGAGCGACGTAGGACTCGTACTGGTTCTGCGTATCCTGCCCGGTGACGATCAGGTAGTAGGTTCCCGTGGGGAGGTTGCCCGCAACGCCGGGCGTTCCGTTGACCGCCGCGTATCCGGTCCAGGACGGGACCATGTTCGATTCGCAGAACCGGATACCCGAAAGCTCGCCGATCTCGGCGTTGTAGAGCTTGTTGATGTCCGAATAGGAGGATGCAAGGACGAAGGTCGAGTTTTCGCGAACGTCCTGAACGCAGAGGGAGTGAATGACGGCCGCATAGTGAGGCATCCCGCGAGGATCGCTCGAAGCGCGCGCGCCGCCCGACTCGGCTTCCTCCCACTTGTCGGTCTGCTCATCGCCCATGAATCGCGGAGCGCCGAGCGTTGTAAGCGCGCCGTCCATACGGTTGAACTCGTGGATGTTGAGAACGTCGCCGACGACCAACGCGGCGCGCGACCCGCGCGAATTGACGTAATTGACCTGCGTCCCGCCGAGGAGGGCGTTGTGGGTATTGCGTTCGAGCGTTTCGGAGACCGCCAACGTGCAGAGCTCCTTAGCGATCTGGAACATCGGATGCTTGATGGTCATCTCGGCGACATCGGTGATCGTCACCTTGTCGCCCCACTGGACGGCGGTGGCCGAGACCATCGTCACCGACATCGTTTGCCCCTGTGGGGGCACGCCTTCGGAGAGTGGCGAGTAGGGAAGCGGAAGCCTGTTCCAACGCGCCGCCTGATACTGGACGCCCCGGCCCTTCGGCAACTTCAGCGGATCAGCGAAGCGGTAGACGACAAGCCTGCGCCGCGCGAGCGGCAAGGTCTCATTGGCGATATACGCCTCAACGTCGGCGGTGAATGACGTGGAGTAATTGATGGCCATAGTCGTTCACTTCCTCAGATGTAGGCCGTATCAGACTCAAGCCTCTGGCGCACCGCCTCGGGCGACATATCGCCAGGGGCGAACCGCCGTTGACGTTGCTGATCGCGCCCCTGATCTCCCCGCCCCCCGGTTGTCCGCGCCTGCTGGCTGGCGATCCGCGCCTGGCCCGCCGCGCGAGCCGGCGAGACTTTTCCCTGATTTTGCAAGGCTGACTGTCCTATAACGAGCGCCAAGGCGGTCTCGCGGTTGATGTCCATACCTCGTTGCCGCGCGGTAGCCATCGTGGCCTCGACCGCGGCGGCGTGCTTCCGGTAAAGGGGATTGACGGTCGCCTTCGCATCGTAGGTCATCTTGTCGGCGCGGTCGGCGTTAGCGTAGTTAGACAGGGCGTTAAGACGTTCGCTCTTTTTGAGCGCCCGGTCGAGCTTGGCGTCCATCCGCTGCTCGGAATCGAGGAGCGCAATCTTTGCCTGAAATTCTTCGTCGGTTTCTTCCCGCGGGCCGCGGGGCTGTTCGCGCGCTTGCTGGAGTTGGCGGAGTTCATTCTCGACGCGCTGGGCGTGCTCGCGTGCGGCGCGGACTTCTTCGCGAAGGGTGTCGTCACGGCGACTGCGGCGGTCTACCCTTTCTTGGGTCTGATCTGTTTCAAATTCTTGCCCTGTTTGGGCGTCATCCCCGCTTTCGTCGTCGATGAGTCCGGCATCATGCCCTTCATCCCCTTCTTGAAGGGGGCCTTCATCTTCGATTTCATCGGGGTCTCTCGGGTCAGCCATGGTTAAATTCATACCGCTACTTTTCAGGGTCGTCAATACGTCTCAATCATCTCGATCTCGGCAGCGGAACTGGTTCGCCGCGCTCATGCGCAAGCAGGGTTCCATCGAGCTCGGCTCGCAACACGGCTAGATCCTGTTTAGAAGCGTCCACCCCTGTCGTTAACTGAGCGTTGACCACAGTTTGGTTTTGCCACTCAAGAGTGTGCTGCGCGTCACGACCCGATTCGTCCTTATTAACCGCCGCGATTTCCAATTCGAGCGTCTGAACTCTCGATGCCAGGCCCTCTATTCTGGCGTCATTCGGCGCAGTTGCATCACGGACCCGCGCTATCTCGACAGTCGCCGAATTAAGGTCTCCCTTCAAACTGAAATAAGAGCCGACAACGCTGATAACCGCGGTCGCTAAGGCAACAATAACAATCGGATCGGACAGGCGCTTCGCCAAAGAAGCATCACTGAAGAACGCCTCGTCAGCCGTGGACCGAGGCGGCTTCGCCTCGTCAGCCATGGACCGGGGCGGCTGCGGCGACCGCCTCAGCGGGGGCGCTCACAGCCCTTGCAACCGCGACCGTAGCCGCCGCTGAAGTCACAACCGACTTCTCGGGAACAAGCCGCTGATTCCAACGGGTATAAATCCCGTAGACGATCACCGCGAGAACGCCAGCCGCACTGGCTAAAGTCGCCGCCTGATTGCCGTTGACATAGGCCGAGACGGCCGCGCTCGTCAGCAGCGTGTTGACGATCGACTTTACCAGCGATGCAATTTCATCCGAGTTCATGTCAGTGTCCTGGCAAAGGCGTGCCCGGCCGCCAGCCGGGCGGGAGAGGGTGCCTGTTCGCGGAAGCCGCGGCCCAAGCCGCCGCGCGCTCCTGACTGGCGATAAGCGCCTGCTGCTGCATCTCCTGCAACTGCTCCGCGCTCTGAACAGCGGCAGCGTTGGCCTGAATTTGAGTGACCGCCGCCACGTTGTTCGCAGAAACCTCGTTGGCTTCGAGAACCGCAAGCCGTTGGTTGACGACCGTGAGAGCAGCGAGAGTGTTATCGTCCATGAGTCACCTGTCGTAGAAAAGGGGAACGTGAATACCAGCCATGCCGAGAATCTGGATCATGAACCAGATTACGATAACCACAACCAGAAGAACGACAAGAATACGGAGGATGGTGCGGAACGGCTCACTAAGCGGGATCATCGGCAAGAGCTGTTGAAAGGCCCAAAAGACGAAGCCGAGGATCACGCAGACGATGATAAGGCCGATCACAACACCGATCATCGCCTGTACCTTCCCGAGGTCTGTGCTTCCTGCATAGGCAGTCTCGAGGGATGGTCTAGCATAACCACCGCAACCGTCAATCCCACTTGAACAAGTCTCGCGCGCGGCTCAAAAATCCCCGCCAGCCCAGCGAGGTCCGCGGCAACCTGAACGATCGCCGCGGGACTTGGATGGTGCTGCGCCGTCCTCGCGTCAGTTAGCGTGGACTTTACTTCGTCGAGGACGGCGCTCACATTGTCGGCGACCGAGCTGGCCGGGGAGACCGACAATGCAACGGTGACGACGTGTAAGAACGCCGAGCTCAGAGGTTTGAAATCAGCGACTGCTGAATTTTACCAATCACGTCCGCAGCAACCGCCGGGTTGGCCTCGATCGCCGGGGTTCCAAGTTCCTGAATAAGCGGGCCATCCGCGGCTGGAAGCGAGGGAACGAGCCCGACGAGACTCTGGACAACCTGCGTCATTGCCGTTGTCTGCGCCGGAGTCGGCTGCTGGCCGCTCTGCGGCTGATTCATTTCATATTGCAAAGTCAGCATACCAATCTGCTGCTTGACGGCATTGGAAGTCCCGAGCATCGACTTCAGACTGGTCGCCGCACTAAGCGCGTTGGCGACATTGCCCGAACTGATCGCCGATGACAACCCGTTGAAAAGTCCGCCAAAATTCATACCCATTTCACTCTCCCAGTTTAGCCGCATCCAGCAAAGATAACCACGACTTCAAAGCGGCGATGTCCGCCGTGGTAATTGTTTTCTTCCCGAACCAGCCGAGGTCGAGCACCGCAGTCCCATCGGGGTTCGCCGCTACCGTAACGCCGAGATCGGGAAATGTGAGTGGTTCGGGAAGCGCTGCGATCATCGCAGCATCTCAGAGGGTCGGGCGCGTTCCTCGACCCTGATCTCGTACTCACCCTTGACCGCGACGATCGACCAATGGAAAGGGTCAGCAATGTCTGACTGCTGCTCGACGATCTTGTAACCATCCGCCTTGAGCGCGTCGTAGATTTCACACCGCGCGTCCGAGCGATCGTACTTCATCGTGGCATCTTCGAAGGGTCGGCCATGCGATCCAAATGGATTGCGCCGGGCGGGTTCTGCCCGCCCCGCGGCATTAAAGGTTGCGCACCGCCGCGTGGCCCACGCGAAGCCCCGCCACCGGGGTTGTTCGCCTGTTGCTCGGCCATCTGCTGTTGCTGCATCAACTGCTGCTGCATCTGGAGCGCGTTCATGTGGGCCATGATATGAACCCGGATCGTGCCGTGCGGATCGCCGGTCTGCTGCATCGCCTGCTGGTGGGCCGGGATGTGCTTTGCGATGTCGTCCTGCGGATGCACCGGAACGGTGAAGTTGTCAACCAGAAGCTGATTCTCCATTTCTGGATCAACAGATATGTCGGTGCGCGGGTCCTTCAGGATGGTTGGACCCAGCCGAGGACCGAATAGATTATCAACCATGTTAGAAAGCAGAGGGCCAAGGTCCAGACGGAACGGCTGAATAAGCTGAGGCGGCACGCCACGAAGAACGTTGATCCCCGCGATCTGCTGCTGCAACGATTGAGCATTGCGGGCCTGCTCCACTCCGAACCACCGGAACTGATACATCTTATCCAACTGGATCAAGGGTATCTCGACCATGTTTGACATCATGCCGTTCTCGCCGAACTGGCGAACTCGCAACGGCTTGTCACGATACTGATGGTCGAGCGTCAGCATCTTCATCACGATCGGGGTGTACATCTCGTCTTCCATGACCGTCACTGAGTCGGCGGTCGTGAGAATGTCGATCTGCTGTTCGTTGGCGATCTCGGCCTGGCTCGGCTTTTTCTTCGGCCCCATCGCCTGAGTGATCTGCGCCGGGTTGACGCTCAGCGCCTGGAAGATCGCCTGCTGGTCGGCCATCACGAGTTCGAGCGCGTCCTTCCACAACGGCGGGAATTTGAACGGCTCGGCCTTGAAATTCCACACCGCGCCCATCGTGAGCACAGGCGACGCGCCGTCGGGGTTCTGCTCGGCGTCGATCATCACCACCGGCATCATTGCATATTGCGCGGAGTCGGCCCCTTCGTTCGTGACATCGTTCGCGTGGTATTGGAGGTCGGCGACGCCGAAGGCTAGTTTGCTTCGACCTTTAAATGATCCATCGACTTTATCAACGGGACTCGAAATGATGTCTGGCGTGTCGTCCCAATAAGGGTTACGCTTACATCCGATGATGTTATTCTCGCCACCATAATAGGCGAGACAAAGTCTACGTTCTCCGTCGATCGTGAGCATAAGCCAAGTGCGGTAGACAAGAGCGAATTTGCCTCGGCTTCCTGATTTGATGCCCGCCGCATCCACCATGTTCTTGGCTTTGTCCTGTCGCTGCCTGAGTTTATCATCGTTCATCAACTGCTTCAGCAGTTCCTCTCCCGCTTCCTTGTCAATCTCCTTAAGCGCGATCATTTCCTTAATTTTGGACTCTGACCAGCGACAGATAGTTGTAACGCTGCCTCCGTCTCGTAGAGCCTCCTCAATGGAATCGGAGGTCGGTGGAAGGATAAGGAGGTCGGAATCAGGTATGACCTTGACAACGGGACGGCCTTCGACGAGTTCTTCCTCCTCAATATCTTCAATATCCTCCGCACTCTCATCTTCAGCCTCCGGTGGCTTCTTCACCCGTTGCGCGACGTAACGACGGAACTCCTGCCATGTGACCTGAACGGTCATCTGGCCCTCAATGTCCCCATTTTTGCACAGAGCAGGAGCGACCTGTGTGCGGAGCTTTGCCTTCCGAACATAATGTTCCAGGAGAGCCGTCTCCGTGTGCGGAACTGTCCCATCCTCACTAACCGCTTCGATATAACGCCCGTTCTTAGGAAATACTTGATTGACGAATCTCGTTTTGCGCGCCTCAATTGCGCTGTGAACAATTGGAACGAAGATGTTCGATGTGCCATTGTAAGCCTGCTTCTGTCCGAGGATGCAGTTGTAAACGTCCCACCAGTCCATCGTGTCGTCGGCGCGGTCGGCCTGCTTGTCAAAGCCGTTGACGACCTCGGTGAAAATGTCCTG